TTACTTGTCAAAAATGGCTATTGCATCGTGTTTTTTCTGAGTATATAAATGGCTGTAAGTGCCCATCGTTTCAGTGATTTGAGCATGTCTCATAAGTGACTGTAAAACGAAAATATCTACACCATTATTTGCAAGATAAGATGCATAAGAATGTCTTAACGCGTGAATGTTATAATGGGGGAAAGCTTTTTGGAATTTCTTTTGAACATGACTGTAATGTTTGGGAGCCATTCCTCCGAAAATAAAATAACTACGTTCATCAAAATATTTGTTTAACTCTTTTTCACGTTGGTGTCGTTCAGTTAACATTGTATTGATGAATTTAGGTAAAGGAACAATATCCTCTGAACTATCTGTTTTTGGTCTCGGATATATAGTTCTATTAGAGATGTCCATTGTTTTATTTATGGATATCTCTTTTTTATATTTATTGTAGTCTGTCCAAACAAGCGCCATAGCTTCGCCAATCCTTAAACCTGTATAAAACATTAATGTAAATAACTCTCTGTAATCTTGATCTTCAATGTCTTTGATTCTTTCTTCAAATTCTTCACGCATCATAAACTTAGGTTTTGGCTTTACACGCGGAATAGGTTTAATTGATATTGTTGGATCTGTACGTAATCCAAAGTATTTTTTAGCATAATTAATTACAACTTTAAAACCTGACCAAATTGTACGAGCAGAATTTGTTGATGCTACATTCTCTATTAGATATTTACGAAACTCTTGGCATTGATTTTGTGTTATCTTATTCATTTTTATGTGCCCGAACTTAGCTTTAAAGTGTTTATGATATTCATTTTGTTTGCGTCGTTTTGTTTTAGGTCTCAAATCGCTATTTTCTAAGTAGTGATGAAAAACATAATCAAATGTTTTCGAATCACTATATCCTTCGTTTACGTCATTCAAAAAAATAGCCTCTGCTCTCTTAGCTTCACGCTTAGTTGAAAAACCGCGTTGCATCTTACGTTTGTTATTACCGTATACATCTTTATATCTAATGGAAAAATACCATTTACCTGTATTATCATCCTTATATACTGGCATTTTGCTTCTCCCTCCTCAAAATTGGCAAAAAATAATAAGGGTAGGCGGGCTACCCGATAAAAATGTATAAAAAAAGACCAGATGAATTAACATCTGGCCAGCCGGATTGGTTACCGGAAATATGATTTTAAGCCGGATTGGTTACCGGAAATTTATATCTTGATTATAATAGATTAACGATAAAAAGTAAAGATAATTATGATAAAATGTTAGCTTTCATAAAATCTTCTATAATTTTTAAAGTTTCTTCATTGAAAGATATATGGCCAGTTGGATCGTAATCATTAAGTGTGCTTATTCTTTTTTTACTGATAGTGATAACTTGAGATGGAATTGCATAAGTTTGTTTGCCTACAAACCTTTCGTAACGCTCAATTATTTTTGCGAGTTGCATATAATTATTTTCAATCTCATCAAGTTCTTTTTCGATTGCTGAATTTAAGTTTTTTACTTTTGTGGATCTTGCGTGCATTTCTTTTATTCTATCCAAATCGAATCGTAAAGTTTTGTGGTCAGTTTTCATTTTTTCTAAAGCTTTTAGTATTAAATTCTCTTGTAATTTTAAAGAAAATTTGGTGTCTTTTGAAGTAAGTGGAACTATAGTAATTAGCTCATTGCGTTTGTTGTCATTTTTATTTAAAACGACGCAAAAATGATTCCCTGAGAATTCAGAACCAATGTTAACACCAAGTTTAGCGTATACAATAGTACCTCTTGGATACACTTTAAAGTTTTTTTGGTTAGTTAAGGTTGTTTCATTTTTAAAAATTATTGATTTTGTAAAAAGCCAGTCATCCAAATATTTAAATTTGAATTTTCCGCTATTGCAAACCTCTTCAAAGTTATTTACAGCTTTTAATATTTTATCTTTGCTACTTTTTTTGGTGGAATTTCTTTCCATCCCTCATCCTCCTCACGCCACACAAGCGCTATTAATCAATATCCAATAATTGTTGTTTTTTCTTATCGAACTCTTCCTGAGAAATTACTCCGACATCTAATAATTCTTTATATTTTATTAATTCATCAGCAACAGAAAAACTCATTTTTTCAGAATTGGATGGTTTCATAGAACTTTCTCGAATAGAGATTTGTTCTTGTATTGTTTCCGCCATTCTAGATACAGTGTTTTTTGATATGCTTCCTATAGCGATACTTGATGAACCGTGATGTATAATTATTTCGCCAAAAAGAAGTCCTTTTTTATACGAAACAGAATTGATTTTCTCGAATGGAAATTCATGAAATTTCAAACCATATATCATACCTTTATCTAAGAATAACAATCTTAGATCAGTACATACTATTAAATAGGTATTATTATTGTACAATCCCGAAGTTACATACATTATGTTTTCATTATCTTTTAAAATCATAGGTAGTTCTTTCACTTCTTTTTTTGTACCAAACAAATCCTCTACACCTATTTCGCTAAATCTTTGGTAGATTTTAGATAAGTTTTCGTCAGATTTATTGATTTCACTTTCAAATTTCACTTCTTTTCTAGGTTTACTTTGGTATTCTTTTAAAATTTCTCTTTTGTCTTCAACAGATAGTTGCTTGTATTGTTTCTTTTCTTCTTTTGTTTTAGTTGCTAAATATTGACTCTCAATCATACTTTCTTTGAACGTTAATCTGCTCTTAGGTAATTCTTTCATGTTCATTTCTCCTTTATTTTTTGATTGTTAAATCGTTAGATCATAAGCATATTTAAATTCATTTATAAAATCAGATTTGCTTTCCATTTTCTCTTCTAAAAAACTTAAGTAGTTTTCTGCGTGGTAATTTTCGTTATTTGACATATAGTCGTTTAACCCATTGTGTATATGTCTTCTGATTACTTTTACCGCTATATGGATCGCTTGAAAACTCATTTGATACTTGTACGAAATTTGCTCAATATTAAAGTTGTTTATATATTTGTATCTTATATGTAAAGGAAACAATAAACATGAAGCAAATGAGTTTGCTTCATATTCTTCAGCAATCCTTCTATAATAATCTTTATATGTGAATGTTTTATTTAAATTAACTCCAGTATGTCCCATTATAAAATGACCATATTCATGAGCTAAAGTAAATCTTAGACGATTCATAGGCAGTAAATCGTTATAAACTATAATCGCTTTGTCTCCTTTTCTAATATGAAACGCTTCTTCTGAACCGAAAATAGAATGTATTTTAAAATATAAAGTGCCAGTATTCTGAGAAAATTCAGAGAAAGTCACTAATTTAATACGTTTATCTTTTGAGATAATTTCAAATATATCTAAAGGAAAAGATAAGTTATATAGACCATTTGTGATCTCGTAAACTGCTTTCGCAGATTTAAAAAAAGATTTTTCATAATTTAATTTCAATTAAAAAGCCCCTTTGTTACTTAGTTAAATCATCCCAATCATCAAACATTGCTTCTAATATAGTCAAAGCTTTTTGCCTTTGTGCCTCCGTCATATTTTCTGTAGCTCGATGCATAATAAGAATATCTTCACTTTTATCTTCTCCGGAGTACTCATCTTTTTCTCTACCTAATAAGTAATCAACTGATACATCGAAGTGATCGGCAATTTTTTGCACCTTATCAATGCCTGGTTTGGTTTTCTCCCATCTTCTGATTTGTCCGTTTGAAAACCCTAAAGTTCTCTCTAATTCAGCAAAAGTCATACCTTTTGAATTGCACAAATTACGGATTCTTTGTACTAGATTCATAAATTTCTCCTATCACAGATTAACTTTTTCGCTATTTTTGTTGACAATTAGCATAAAAGTTAATATACTGTATTTAAGCTTTAAATTTAGCTTACTAAACACATAACAATTATTCGTTGGGGAACGAGTATTCAATACCTTTATGACAGGCATTACGAATTGTTATAGGTTTATTAAACTATGCTTAAATATTAGCATAAAAGTTATTGGTGTTCAACAGATAATTTATTTGCTTAGAAAAAATGTTATAGGAGGTGCTAATATGTCGACAACAGATTTCGGCTTGAAAGTGAGAACGGAATTATTAAAACGCAACATGACAAACAAGCAACTTGCGGAAATGCTAGAAATTTCAAGTGCTTACTTATCGGATATTTTACGTGGACGTAGAGATGCTTTTGAACAAAAGAAACGTATTGCGAAAATTTTAGAAATTAAAGAAGAGGTGAAGAGTTAATGAATGAAATTAAAACTTTCAGTAACGACATGTTTTCAATCTTAATCAAACAAGATAATGAAAATAATTTATTCGATTTAGAAACTGTCGCAAAAAGTTTGGGGTTCACTCAGTTTAAAAACGGCAAACAATATATTCGTTGGGAAACTATCAATAAATATTTAGGTAAATATCTTTCCCAAGAAGTTGGGAAAGGCGATTTCATACCAGAACCAATGGTATATAAGTTGGCTTTCAAAGCAGGTAATGCTGTAGCAGAAAAATTTCAAGATTGGTTGGCGATGGAAGTCCTACCAGCTATTCGCAAACACGGTATCTACGCAACAGACAATGTAATTGAACAAACATTAAAAGATCCAGACTACATCATTACAGTGTTGACTGAGTATAAGAAAGAAAAAGAGCAAAACTTACTTTTACAACAAGAAATCGGAGAACTAAAACCCAAAGCAGACTATGTAGATGAAATCTTAAAGTCAACTGGCACATTAGCCACAACTCAAATCGCGGCAGACTACGGTATATCAGCACAAAAGTTAAACAAACTACTACACGAAGCTAGACTACAACGAAAAGTAAATAAACAGTGGGTGCTTTACTCAGAACACATGGGCAAGAGTTACACAGATTCAGACACTATAACAATTGTGCGTTCTGATGGCAGAGAAGACACAGTTTTACAAACTAGATGGACACAAAAAGGCAGATTGAAAATACATGAAATCATGACTGAATTCGGTTATGAAGCTAATTTAGGGGGAGCGTAAATGACACCAGAACAAAAAGAAAAGCTAAACAATATAGTATTAACACTTTATGCAGTTAAAGAAAACAAAAGTCAAACATACACACACAAAGATACTCTTACTGTGACATATGCAGGCGAGATTGAGCACACTTACGAAGTCGACAGAGAGAAACACCTTGAATCAATGATTGAGTGGGCAATTGACCAAATCGAACAGCACTTTGATTTAGACGAAGAATAACACACAATTGAATAAAAAATTTAATAGGAGGAATTACAAATGAACGCACTATACAAAACAACCCTCCTCACCACAATGGCAGTTGTGACGTGGAAGGTTTGGAAGATTGAACGAAATACGAGAAAGCCTGTAATCAATCGGAATGATTTTAGTAAAGAGTCTACAGCAGAAACGATTGAGCGACACAGTGATCCTGATTCAGGAATAAAACTACTTAAGGCATTTTCCGACTTCACTAAACAAGCTGAAAAGCAAAAACCTACACTAGGAGAAGTTTATAGACGGAACAAACCTGAATTACCAACCGTTACTTTAGACGAAAACGGACTGTTTATAAATGATTTTAGGGTGCCTTATGTACTTGAGGAAGGGGTTAATGTAAAGAAATCTATGAACAACCTATATAAGGTCAGTTTGGACTTTTTCGCTAAAAGTATTATTGCAGATAATTACGAAGCAGATAACCCAGAGAATCAACAGTTATTTTAAAGGAGGAAAAGATATGATGAAAAATAGTTTGCAAGCTAAAGAACTTGCAGTAATTTTATCTGTTTCTAAATCCAAAGCAGGACAAATAATAAGAGAACTGAATAAAGAGCTTGAAGACGAAGGGTACATTGCGATACGAGGCAGAATACCAGTCCAATTAGCTAGGAAAAAATTCCCTTATCACGACTTATCAGACGAGAGAATAATGGAGGAGTTGAAAAAAGAAAATGAGTAACATTTATAAAAGCTATCTATTAGCAGTACTGTGCTTCACAGTCTTAGCGATTGTACTCATGCCGTTTCTATACTTCACCACAGCGTGGTCAATTGCAGGATTCGCAAGCATAGCGACATTCATATTTTATAAGGAATACTTTTATGAAGAATAAAAAAACTGCTACTTGCGCCAACAAGTAACAGTATCAAGCAGTTAAGAAAAATTTCAAGTTAAATATAAAACGAAAAACGGAGGAAGTCAAGATGTATTACGAAATAGGCGAAATCATACGCAAAAATATTCATGTTAACGGATTCGATTTTAAGCTATTCATTTTAAAAGGTCATATGGGCATATCAATACAAGTTAAAGATATGAACAACGTACCAATTAAACATGCTTATGTCGTAGATGAGAATGACTTAGATATGGCATCAGACTTATTCAACCAAGCAATAGATGAATGGATTGAAGAGAACACAGATGAACAGGACAGACTAATTAACTTAGTCATGAAATGGTAGGAGGTCGCTATGAAGCAGACTGTAACTTATATCATTCGTCATAGGGATATGCCAATTTATATAACTAACAAACCAACTGATAACAATTCAGATATTAGTTACTCCACAAATAGAAATAGAGCTAGGGAGTTTAACGGTATGGAAGAAGCGAGTATCAATATGGATTATCACAAAGCAATCAAGAAAACAGTGACAGAAACTATTGAGTACGAGGAGGTAGAACATGACTGAACAAACTAATCAAGATGTCGATATTTTAACGCAACTAGGTGTAAAAGACATCAGCAAACAAAATGCAAACAAGTTTTATAAATTTGCGATATACGGCAAGTTCGGTACTGGTAAAACTACGTTTTTAACAAAAGATAACAATGCCTTAGTACTAGATATAAATGAGGACGGAACAACGGTAACAGAAGATGGGGCAGTTGTGCAGATTAAGAATTATAAGCATTTTAGTGCAGTGATTAAAATGCTGCCTAAAATTATTGAACAACTAAGAGAAAACGGAAAACAAATTGATGTTGTAGTGATTGAAACAATCCAAAAGTTACGTGATATCACTATGGACGACATCATGGACGGTAAATCAAAGAAACCGACATTTAATGATTGGGGCGAGTGTGCTACACGCATTGTAAGTATTTATCGTTATATTTCTAAATTACAAGAACATTATCAATTTCATCTTGCTATAAGCGGACACGAGGGCATTAACAAAGACAAAGATGATGAGGGAAGTACTATCAATCCAACAATCACGATAGAGGCACAAGACCAAATAAAAAAAGCAGTCATCAGTCAATCTGACGTGTTAGCAAGAATGACAATAGAAGAACATGAGCAAGACGGCGAAAAAACTTATCAATATGTACTTAACGCTGAACCATCAAATTTATTCGAGACAAAGATAAGACACTCAAGCAACATCAAAATTAACAACAAACGTTTCATTAATCCAAGTATTAACGATGTTGTACAAGCAATTAGAAATGGTAATTAAAAATTAATTAAAAGGACGGTATAAAAATTATGAAAATCACTGGTAGAACACAATACATTCAAGAAACTAATCAAGAGGCATTCATGAAAGGTGGGGACTTTTTAGGAGCTGGAGAATTTACAGTAAAAGTTGCAAATGTCGAGTTTAACGACAGAGAAAACAGATACTTCACGATTGTTTTTGAAAACAACGAAGGTAAACAATACAAACACAACCAATTCGTCCCACCATTCCAACAAGATTATCAAGAAAAACAATATATCGAGTTACTTAGTAGATTAGGAATTAAATTGAACTTACCAGATTTAACTTTTGACACAGATCAATTAATTAACAAAATCGGAACTATTGTACTTAAAAATAAATTTAACGAGGAACAAGGCAAGTATTTTGTAAGACTCTCATATGTAAAAGTTTGGAATAAAGACGATGAAGTAGTTAATAAACCAGAACCTAAAACTGATGAGATGAAACAAAAAGAACAACAAGCAAATGGGAAGCAGACGCCAATGAGTCAGCAATCAAACCCATTCGCTAATGCTAATGGACCAATAGAAATCAATGATGATGATTTACCGTTCTAGGACGTGGTTTAAATGCAATACATTACAAGATACCAGAAAGACAATGACGGAACTTATTCCGTCGTTGCTACTGGTGTAGAACTTGAACAAAGTCACATTGACTTACTAGAAAACGGATATCCGTTAAAAGCAGAAGTAGAGGTTCCGGATAATAAAAAACTATCTATAGAACAACGCAAAAAAATATTCGCAATGTGTAGAGATATAGAACTTCACTGGGGAGAACCGGTGGAATCAACTAGAAAATTATTACAAACAGAATTGGAAATTATGAAAGGTTATGAAGAAATCAGTCTGCGCGACTGTTCTATGAAAGTTGCAAGGGAGTTAATAGAACTGATTATAGCGTTTATGTTTCATCATCAAATACCTATGAGTGTAGAAACGAGTAAGTTGTTAAGCGAAGATAAAGCGTTATTATATTGGGCTACAATCAACCGCAACTGTGTAATTTGTGGAAAGCCTCACGCTGACCTAGCGCATTATGAAGCAGTCGGTAGAGGCATGAACAGAAACAAGATGAATCACTATGACAAACATGTATTAGCGTTATGTCGCGAACATCACAACGAGCAACATGCGATTGGTGTTAAGTCATTTGACGATAAATATCACTTGCATGACTCGTGGATAAAAGTTGATGAGAAGCTCAATAAAATGTTGAAAGGAGAAAATAATGAATAAGTTATTGATAGATGATTATCCTATACAAGTTTTGCCGAAATTAGCTGAATTAATAGGGTTAAACGAAGCAATAATATTGCAACAAATGCATTATTGGATAGGGAACAGCAAACATGAATACGACAACAAAAAATGGATTTATAACTCTTATTCTAAATGGATAGAACAATTCCCGTTTTGGAGTGAAAGCACTATAAAAAGAGCTATCACCAGTTTAGAAAAACAAAACCTATTGCATGTAGGTAATTACAACAAAGCTGGATTTGATCGTACTAAATGGTATTCAATAAACTATTTCGAATTAGAAATATTGGTGACCCGAGCATCAGGTCAAAATGACCCGACGATGAGGTCAAAATGGCACGATGGAAGAGGTCAAAATGACCCGACCAATACCAGAGACTACACAGAGACTTCTTCAGAGACTACTACAAATAATAGCGCAACTGACGTTACGCATGAGCAATTTGAGGAATGGTGGAAACTTTACGACAAGAAGAAAGATAAGAAGATGTCTTTTACTAAATTCAAATCATGCTTAAAGAAACATACTTTTGAGCAAATCATGCAAGGTACTCGAGAGTATTTAAAAACTATTACAGACAAACAATATCAAAAGTACCCTAAAACGTTTTTAACTAACGAAAGCTATATGAATGATTATAGCGAAGAGATTAAAGAAGAAGTAAACAATCAATATATAGATGCATTCCAGCGTGCATCTCAATCAAGTATAGAAAATTTACCGTTTTAAAGGAGTGAGAAAGTGGAGTCATTCCAGAACTTAGCAAAGAAACCAACTTTAAAGAAACAAATCATTGAACAAGCGTTTGATTTGAAATGCGAGAACTGTGGACGTAAGTACGACTATTACAAATTTGATGACGGTTCAGAATTCAAACATGGTTGTGACTGCGAAATGATAGAGTTCGCCAAACAATCAACCGAAAACTATCACAAGAGAAACAGACGGAGAAAAGCAGAACGCATATTCAAGCAATCGATAATGAACGAAGATCTAACGAAAGCAACGTTTGATAATTACAATCCGACTAACGAACAACTAGTGTATGCAAAAAACTTATGCGAACGTTACGCAAACAATTTCACGTTAGACAATAAACAATCGCTACTAATTCAAGGCTCATTTGGTACAGGTAAATCACACTTATCAATGAGCATTGTTAAATCAGTTAAAGCTAAAGGCTACACAGTACTATATATGAACGTACCTCAATTGATATCAACGATAAAAAACACTTATAACAACCAAACTGCTATGACTGAACAGGAATTAGCTCAAATTATAAGTGATGTCGATTTAATGGTATTCGATGACTACGGTATCAACATGAATGAATTCGCTACTAGTAAAATGTTCGAGCTTATAGAAAGTAGAATAGGCAAGCACAATATCTTTACTACCAACTTAGACGAGAAAGAAATGACAAAAAACAAAGACTTACAACGTATATTCAGCAGAATCATGAGCAATACAACACTAATCAAGATGGACGGTCAAGATTACAGAACTAGAGGTTTAAAACTATGATTACCAAAGAATTTTTAAAAACTAAACTTGAGTGTTCAGATATGTACGCTCAGAAACTCATAGACGAGGCGCAGGGCGATGAAAATAGGTTGTACGACCTATTTATCCAAAAACTTGCAGAACGTCATACACGCCCCGCTATCGTCGAATATTAAGGAGTGTTAAAAATGCCGAAAGAAAAATATTACTTATACCGAGAAGATGGCACAGAAGATATTAAGGTCATCAAGTATAAAGACAACGTAAATGAAGTTTATTCGCTCACAAGAGCCCATTTCAGCGACGAAAAGAAAATTATGACTGATAGTGACCTAAAACGATTCAAAGGCGCTCACGGGCTTCTATATGAGCAAGAGCTAGGATTACAAGCAACGATATTTGATATTTAGAGGTGGCACAATGAGTAAATACAACGCTAAGAAAGTTGAGTACAAAGGAATTGTATTTGATAGCAAAGTGGAATGTGAATATTACCAATATTTAGAAAGTAATATGAATGGCGCTAACTATGATCGTATCGAACTACAACCGAAATTCGAATTACAACCTAAATTTGGGAAGCAAAGACCGATTACGTATATAGCCGATTTCTCTTTGTGGAAGGAAGGGAAACTGGTTGAAGTTGTAGACGTTAAAGGTAAGGCGACCGAAGTTGCCAACATCAAAGCGAAGATATTCAGATATCAGTATAGAGATGTGAATTTAACATGGATATGTAAAGCGCCTAAATACACAGGTCAAGAATGGATGGTATATGAGGACTTAGTGAAAGTCAGACGTAAAAGAAAAAGAGAAATGAAGTGATTTAATGCAACAACAAGCATATATAAACGCAACGATTGATATAAGGATACCTACAGAAGTTGAATATCAGTATTTTGATGATGTGGATAAAGAAAAAGAATCGCTGGCAGATTACTTATATAACAATCCTGGCGAAATACTAGAGTATGACAATTTAAAAATTAGAAATGTAAATGTAGAGGTGGAATAAATGGCGGGCATAAAAACGAAAGTGAGAATAGACGGTAAATTGATGACGCTTATTGATGCATCTGATAAATATGACATCAAAGTATCGACACTAATTACTAGGTATGACAGAGGTTCAAGAGGAAAAGATTTAATACAAAATGTAGTAAAGCCTAAGAAAGTAAAGGTTGACGGTAAGATGATGACTGTTAGCGAAATAGTTAAAAAGTACAACCTAAGCAAAGGACTACTTAATTACAGGATAGCAAAAGGGTTAACGGGCGATGCGCTTATTGCGCCACCACAAGAAAAACCCCCTTCTAAATACACTGAATATGAAAATGAGCAGATGAGAAAGAAAGGGCTCACGCCAGAAATAGTTAGAAACAGAGTTGCGAAGGGTTGGGAGTTGTCGGAAGCAATTGATGCACCTTTCGGCATGAAGCTAAACGACTATAGAGAAATACAAATAACAAAAGCTTTGGAGCGAGAACGTGCAATGGTTAGGCAACAACGTAAAGAGGCTGAGCTAAGAAGAAAGAAGTCACATTTGTTTAATGTACCTCAAAAACATTCACGTGATCCGTACTGGTTTGATACTACTTATAACCAAATGTTTAAGAAATGGCAGGAAGCATAAATGCCTAAAACCGATAGCGCATGTAAAGAATACTTAAACCAATTTTTCGGATCTAAGAGATATCTGTATCAGGATAACGAACGAGTGGCACATATCCATGTAGTGAATGGCACTTATTACTTTCACGGGCATATCGTACCAGGCTGGCAAGGCGTGAAAAAGACGTTTGATACAGCTGAAGAGCTTGAAACATATATAAAGCAAAGTGATTTGGAATATGAGGAACAGAAGCAACTAACTTTATTTTAAAAGGGCGGAAACAATGAAAATCAAAATTGAAAAAGAAATGAATTTACCTGAACTTATCCAATGGGCTTGGGATAACCCCAAGTTATCAGGTAAT